CCTGATAGACAACGAAGTGGTCGAGCTGGTCGCCGAGGGCGACACCTGGACCGAAAACACCTACAAGGTCATTGCCTCCCTGGAAGACCTCGGCCAAAACCTGAGTGTGGAGTAAGCCATGCGTATCGAAACCATCTACGTCGAGAACTTCCAGGGCCTGCGCAGTGCAAACCTGGACCTGACCGTCGCGCCCATCACCATGGTGTGTGGCCTGAACGGCGCCGGTAAGTCCAGCCTGAAAGAGGCCATTGGCCTGGCGCTGGGCGAGTCTGCACGGATCACCCTCAAGAAGGACTATGGCCAACTGATCACCGAGGGCGAGAAGAAAGCCCAAATCATCATCGGGCATGACGGTGTGGCCAGCAGTATCACGCTGCCCAAGGGCACGCTTGAGCGCAACGATATCGAGGGCCAGGACTACCTGCCCTACGTGCTGAACCCTGAGGCGTTCGCCAACCTGGACGACAAGGCGCGCCGGTCTCTGCTGTTCGCCCTGACCAAGTCCAGCGGCAAGCCGCAGGTGGTGGTGGAAAAACTAGCCGCCCGGGGCGCCGACGCGGTCAAGGTCGAAAAGATCAAACCTCTGCTGCTGCGGGGCTTCGGCGCTGCAATGGATGAGGCCAAGACCTACACCGCCGAAAGCCGCGGCGCCTGGAAGGCCATCGCCGGCGAGAACTACGGCAGCGACAAGGCCGAGGGCTGGATCGTCCCCATCGACCCACTGCCCGAGGGTACGCCCGAAGTAACCCAGGACGACCTGGCCCAGGCCCAGGCGGATCTGGCCGCTGCTGCCGCTGAAATCGAGAAAGGCAACCAGCACCTGGGCGGCTTGAACGCCAAGCGCCAGGCCTCCGCCAGCGCGGCAAAGCGAAAAATTGAACTGGCTGAAGCGTTCGCCCTGCTGCCCCGGGCCCAGGCCAAGCTGGATACCACCGAAACCGAGCTTAAAAAGTGGGATGAGGCAATCGCGAAAGGGTTCGAACAAGTCGAGGCCTACGACGGTGAGGCCTCCTGCGAGTGCCCGAGCTGCCACGTCAAGTTGAAGGTGGCCGGCAAGTCGGTTGAGTTGTTCACCGGGAAGACCGCAGACGGCAAGAAGCTGGCGGAAGCCCAGGCAGAACTGGCTAAGGCCCGCGAGGCAAAAGGCCTGATGGATCGCACCAAGGTCAACGACGTGGCTGCGGTGCAGAAGGCTGAACAGGCTGGCCGTGATCTGGAAGCGCTCAACGCCACCGCCGGCGAAGACGTGACCGACGCCATGGTTGAACGTGTCGAGAAAGCATTGCTGGTGCAGCGCAATACGCGGGACAGCGCCAAGGCCAAAGTGGAAATGATGGCCGAGCGCCTGGACCTGATCGCCGGCGCCCACAAGCGCGGTACCGAAGCGGCCAAGCACCACCAGGATGTGAAGGACTGGACGCTGATCGCCACGGCCTTGGCACCGGACGGCATCCCCGGCGAGATTCTGGCCGGTGCCTTGGAGCCGATCAACACCAGTTTGGCCACCCTGTCGGCCACCGCCGGCTGGCCAAAGGTCGCAATCAGCACCGACATGGCAATCACCGCCAATGGCCGTCTGTACGCGCTGTTGTCGGAGTCGGAGCGGTGGCGCTGTGACGCGCTGATCGGCCTCACAATCGCGCTGGCTTCCGGTTTGAACCTGGTGCTGATGGATCGCTTCGACGTGCTGCTGCCAGCGGTGCGTGCCCAACTGCTGGGGATGCTGCTCAACCTGAGCAAGGCCCACGGCGTGCAGGCAATCATCTGCGGATCACTGAAAGAGAAGCCGACCAAACTGCCCGCCGACTTCCAAGTGGTCTGGATCGAGAACGGCACCGCCGGCGGCGACGTCCAGTTGCAGAAAGCCGGCTGACACACCAACCGCAACATCACCAGGCGCCTACGGGCGCCTTCTTCTTGCCTGGAGAAAACCTATGTCCGAATTGATCTGCGTGTTTGATACCGAAACGACCGGCTTCCCTAATTGGAAGATCCCGAGCGACGACCCGTCGCAACCACACATCGTCGATATCTGCGCCCTGCTCTACACCCCTCAGGGCGAACTGGTCGACTCGTTCGAAGCGATGATCCGCCCTGATGGCTGGGTGATCCCCAACGAAGTAGCGGTTATCCATGGCATCACCACGGAAATGGCGCTCGAGCAGGGCATTCCTGAGGTTGAGGCGCTGGGCGGTTTCTTGCGGATATACATGCAGGCCGGGCTGCGAGTGGCGCACAACTGCTCTTTCGACGACCGCATCCTGCGCATTGCCCTGATGCGCTTCGTGGGTAAGCAGGCCGCAGACGCCTTCAAAGCAGAGCCCAGCTACTGCACAGCCGTCAGCTCTAAACCGCTTTGCAAGTTGCCGCCCACCGAGAAGATGAAGGCAACAAACTTCAAAAACTCGTTCAAGACCCCAACCGTGGCCGAGGCCCTATTGCACTTCACCGGTGAAGAACTGGTCGGTGGCCACCGCGCGCGGCCCGACACCGAAGCCTGCGCCCGCATCTACTTCGCAATGAACCCGCCTGCTCAGGTGGCTTAATCAGTACGTAATGAGGTTTTAAAATGAAAGCCAAGACTATTTCCATCGAGGCTGACGGCCTCAAGATTAAAGGCCCCGCCGAGCGGATGATTCAACTGCTGGCTGCGAGCATGTTTGCCCAGGCCCTTCCGCCAGCGGCGAGTGTTCAGGCCGTAGCGCCATCGTCAATCCCTGAGATCGGCCAGCCCTGGCCTGGTCAAGGCGGTATCAACGGCGGCTTCGTCCATGCCCGTGGCGACGTGCCGGCGCATTACCTAATTATTGCAGTCAAGGACGTTGGAAGCCTTGAGTGGGGTGGCCGTGGAGTGGAGGTGAAGGGGCTCAGCAAGACCGACGGTTACACCAACACCCAGGTGCTGATCGGTAACGACGATGAGCGCAAGTACCCCGCCGCCGATGCGTGCGCCGAGTACCAGGCCGATGGTCACCAAGACTTCTACCTGCCAGCTGCTGCCGAGCTGTATCAGGGCTGGCTGAACTGTCCCGAGGTGTTCGCCCAGGACTGCTACTACTGGTCATCCTCGCAGCGCTCAGCCTACAGCGCATTCGGCTTGTACTTCGGTGGTGGCAATCAGTACGGCGACGGCAAGGTCAACGAGCTCCGTGTCCGCCCCGTCCGCAGATTCTTTATTTAATCCTTCATCCATTCGTTCTTGATCCGGCACACCAGGGCGCACAGCGCCTTTTTTGTTGCCTTCGAAAAGAGGAAGCATCATGTCTGTAGTTGAAAACTCAGCACCAGCAGCAATCACCCCGGCTATCGGGCAGGCCTACGGCGGCGGTTTCGTCACCGGCATAACCCGCGACCCGGTGACTGGCAAACGCTCCCTGCATATCACCTCCGGTGCCGAGCATGAGCTAGTCGGTGAATGGGGCAAGTACGGCGAGAAGATCGAAGGGGCCGACAGCCTTACCGACAGCCTGGCGAACACCCAGGCTATGGCGGCGGCAGGAAGCGAACTGGCAGCCAAAGTACTGGCCCTGGAGATCGGAGGTTTCACCGACTGGGCGATCCCGGCGCTCGGGGTGCAAGAGCTGCAATATCGCCACTTCAAGCCCACCACCGAAGAGAACTGGGCGAACTCACGCAATGGCGACAACCCGCACAGTGAACCTGTAGGCCAGCTGTACAGCGAGGAAGACCCACTGCAAACCGTGCACGAAGCCTTCCAGGAAGGCGGCGCCGAAGCGTTCCGCGATACCTGGTACTGGTCATCCTCGCAGCGCTCAGCCAACCTCGCCTTCAACATGAACTTCGATGATGGCTATCAGGACTACACCGCCAAGTTCAGCGAGCTCCGTGTCCGCCCCGTCCGCAGCGAGCTTATTGATTAATTCGTTTATTTAATCCGGCCGCCTGCGGCCGGTTGCTCTTGGAGAGCGTGCCAAATGGCAATGCATACGGAACTTGCGATCTACAAGGCCGCCAGCGGCCTACTTCACATCGCCACAAATATGACCCGAATCATACCGCGTGACTTGAAGCAGTCGCTCGGTAAGCGGGTAATCGACGAATGCATCGAGGTCGTGATGTTGATAGGTCGAGCAAACGCCACTCAGGACAAACGACCGCACCTGACCCTACTCGTCGAGCGGGTTCAGGTGATCGAGTTCCTGATACGTCTTTTCAAGGACAGCCGATTCATCAGTGTCGAACAGCATGCGAAGGCGATAGAGGTTACAACCTCTGTCGGCAAGCAGGCCAACGCATGGAAACGCTCCACCCCAACCGCGCCCGCTACCTGAAGGTTACGGCTTTCTGGTCTGTGCGAATTGAATCTGGTCGTGCCGCTGACCTGATAGGTCACCGCCATGCGCATCAGAGATACCGACGGTCTAAAGCGTCCGTGCAGGTCTCGCGCAGTTTCCTTGCTGATCGGCTATGCCTTCGGCTTGGCGACGTAGATAGCACGATAGGTCGCAGCGCTCAGCCAACAACGCATTCAACATGAACTTCGATGATGGCAATCAGAACAACAACGACAAGAACAACGAGCTCCGTGTCCGCCCCGTCCGCAGATTCGACTTTGGGTCCTTACCCGTTTCAGGATCTGGTCCAGGCCTATTACGACTGCCGACGCACCAAGCGCAACAGCGACAGCACGCTGGCTTTCGAAATCGACCTGGAGCGCAATCTGATCCAGCTGCACGACGACCTGGTCAGCGGCAATTACCGCCCAGGCCGCTCCATTTGTTTCGTGGTGACCCGACCGAAGGCCCGGGAAGTATGGGCAGCAGCCTTTCGGGACCGCGTCGTCCACCACCTGCTGTACAACCATGTGGCACCGCACTTCTACGCCAGCTTCATAGCGGACAGTTGCGCATGCATTCCAGGGCGCGGCACGCTGTATGCCGCCAAGCGCCTTGAATCAAATATCCGCAGCGCCAGCGAAAACTGGTCGAAGCCGATCTTCTATCTGAAGTGCGACTTGGCCAACTTCTTCGTCGCCATCGACAAGGCGGTGCTGCGCAAGCAATTGGAAGCCAGGATTACCGAACCCTGGTGGCTGGCCTTGGCCACGCAGATCCTCATGCACGACCCGCGCGAGGATTACGAGACCCGCAGCCCGGCGCACCTGTTCAATCGGGTGCCGCAGCACAAGCGCCTGGTTGCGCAACCCGCGCGCCTCGGCCTGCCGATCGGCAACCTGTCGTCGCAGTTTTTCGCCAACGTCTACCTCGACGCCTTGGACCAGTTCGCCAAGCACCAGCTGCGCGCCAAGCACTACATCCGGTACGTCGATGACTTCGTGTTCCTGCATGAGTCGCCGCAGCAGCTCAATCAATGGCTGGCCGAGGTCGAAGCGTTCCTGCCAAGACTGGGCGCCAAGCTGAACCCCACCAAGACGATCCTGCAGCCCGTTGATCGTGGTGTCGACTTCGTTGGCCACGTCATCAAGCCTTGGCGGCGAACCACCCGCAAGCGATCTCTGGCCCAGGCACTGAAGCGAACAGCCGCGGCGCCCGCCGAGGATCTTCGCGAGACCGCCAACAGCTACTTCGGCCTGCTCAGTCAGGCCAGCCACAGCGAGAAAGACCGGGCAGCACTCGCCCGCATCGTGCTGAAGCGCGGCAACAGCGTTAACGCCGAGCTGACCAAGACCTACCAGAAGAAATAACCATTGAGGCATCCCCCATGAACTCACTTGCACAGCAGGCGCTTGACCGTGCCCGCCAGGCGCCCGCGCGCGCATCGAAGCTTCTCCCACCAGTCCTGGCCAACGAGCCGTTACCCGATCTGGTTATCACCGGCCCTATCAACCGTGTCATGGAGCTGGAGGGCAAGCGTTACGCCGTGGGCTTCGTCCAGGCCCTGGGGCCATCCATCCGGCGCGAGCCCACGCGGACCAAGGCCATTGCCGACCTGACCCGATACGCGGTGCAGCAACCGGCCAGCGTGGCCAGCGGTGTGAAGATCGTTATCGACTTGTTGAAGGAGGCGTGATGAAGACGCCCGCCGAACGTTTAACAGAGCTCGCCATCGCATACGCCAAGCACCGCACGGCCCTGCACCTGAACGGTAAGGCCATTAAGCAGGTGCAGAACGATGCGGACGGCGCCTACTTCGACCTGAAGCCGTACCGCGACACGTACTTCAGTGGCGAGTGCCACGACCTGATGCAGGGCGAGGTGATCGTCTGGCACGGCTGGGTGCATGCCATCGAGCAGTGCGAGCCGGACAAGGACCACGAAGAAGAGGACTGCGGCTACTGGGCAACTGCACGCCTGATGGACGAACGTCGTGTTATCCAGCGCGACGGGGCGCGCATCCGTGCGGCCATCACCAAGATCGGCACTCAGTTGCTCAAGCAGGTCGACCCATGACCGCCCTCCGCCGAACCGTAAAGATCCGCGGCGCCCCGATGCGCCCGCTGGATCTGCAAACCATCTGTGACCAGTGCGGGAAGTCCCGCGCCCACGGCAACCACGACAAATGCAGCAAGGCCCGGCAGGCGGAAATGGCCGAGCTGCGCGCACGGGAGAAAAACCAATGAGTACCCAATACGATTCGCGCACCGCCGATAAATTCGTGGTGCGCTTGCCCGATGGCCTGCGCGCCGATGTTGAGCGAGCCGCGGACTACATGGACACCAGCATGAACACGGTATTCGTCCAGGCCTTGCGCCAGTACCTGGACACCCAGCAGCGGCAGAAACTGCTGTTGGATGCGCTGTCGCTGGCAGTCACCCGGAAGGTGCCGCCCTGTGTTGAGCAACTACAACGTGACCTGACCGTGGCGGATGAGCGGAATGACTTGGCAATTGACCTACTCCGGCGTGCCCGCGCAGTCATTGACGGTGGAGGCTGGGCGGATCTTGAAAGGGATATCGCCAAGTTCTTCAAGCCAGCAGAGGTCAGTGGCTCGACCTGCAACCAGATTCGCGAGGAAAGCGGCCTGCTGATCAACCGCCCATGCAAAGCCTGCAATGGCGGCGCGTGCATCGACCGGTAAGCAACTCCCCGCCTACTGCGGGTGCCTGCTGGCACTGGCACAACTGATTTGCTGAGGTGATTTATGACGAACAAACGCCTTGGGACGGTTCAAAAAGCAATCGTCCAATGGGTTACCGATGGCGGATACACCTACATCGGCGCGGGCACAACCCATCACCGAGCCTACGGGCTTGGCGGAAGAACGCTTGAGGAAATCGAGCGCAGCGTAAATGCGCTGG